AAAGAACTATTAAAGTAAATGAGTGTGCCACAATATGGCTTGCTGATTATTGTCAAACACATAGTATTAAACTTATATTTATTTCTACGTGTTCTGTATATGGCGCCAACAATGAGCTTCTAGATGAAAAAAGTAAAACAAATCATGGCGCAATATTTCTTTACAGAATTTATTAAATTCCTCCTCATTAAAATCTTCAGGAGTCGAACCAAAATCCTTTACAAAATGTCGAGATGCTCCAGCCAAAGGACTTTCTATTGTCTGTGCCTGTAAAATAATATCAGAATTGGATTGAGCGAGGACATTAAAAATATTATCAAAACTATTCTTATACCAAGCTTGGTCACTTCCACCTCGCAAAGTATATGGCCTATCTCCTATCTCCTGTACTAAATTCCAACAGTCGTATAATCTTTCTATAAATGATACGTTTGGGTCTTCATAATGTAACTGATAGTTAATATCATTCTCTTCACATATACTAATTAGCTCATCAGTAACATCTGTTTCACGTAATTGTTTATGATAATAAATAACAACATTAAACGTCCAAAGGTCACGAGCTAAACCAGCATTTCTTAACACGTTGTCCACATGCCAGCGCCACAAAGAAGGCGAGCGCCCTATAATAGTTGTATAATCAAAAGTCTTCATGGTAATTTATATCCTGTTATCCCAGCATTTTTCGTATTTTCTACGCCATCGTAATAGACCGTATAGCCAAACTTTTCTATTTCACCTCGTTTAATTGATTTAGACAAGTGGCCCGTATCATAATCATACCCGTCACCCCAAGGCATTTGAAGAATAACAACCTTTGAGGCAATCTTTTCAATCTTCTTAAAAGTTGCCACCCATTCTTTTCTTTCAATATGTTCCGGACCATGAGACCAGAAAATTAAATCAAATGAGTTATCACTATATATCTCATCTATTTTTCTAACATCACCATGTTGAATATTTGCTATTAAATAATTATCTGTAGCTTTTGCACTATCACATATAGCTTTGTCTATTTCTAAATTCTCAAGATATTGTGCAAGCCACAGATTATTAAGAAATTCATTCCAAGAAATACATGCATGACCTGGACCAATTCCTATATTTAATATAGTATCAATATTACATTGCTCAGATATATCATTATATATTTCAAGCCAATTATCTTTGCGAATCTTTAAATCATCAGTATTAAATCTATCTAATATTACTTGTTTCATAGTTGAGCAAAATGCCTATACTTAAAACTATTCTTGTTACAAAAATTATTATCAAATCGTTCAATTAAATCATCAACAATACGCTGTGAACTCTTTCCGTCTCCTAGAGAGAAATTAGGGTTGTATTGGGCAGATAAAACTAATTCAGTTGCCTCCTCAATACGACTATAGCCACTCAAAACAGTGGTTCCACAATCTCGGCACTCAGGTCGTTCTGTACAAACCCTTGTCACAACACAGGGAACAGAAAATAAACTAGCACTTTCCTGATTAGTTCCGCTGTCAGTATATTCTATAGCGGCATTCGCTTCTAGCATACCAAACTCAAAATAACCAAGAGGCGGCGATATAATAAAATTTGCCGGATATTCCAACCGAAGAGCTTTGAGTCGCGGCATTTCAATTAATACAACAGATAGGTTTCGCCTGCTAGTAGCTCTTCCAACTTGGTCTATAATTTTCTGTGACAGTTTTGGGTCTCTCATATGTTCATCACGGTGAAGAGTCATAAGTGCATAGTCTGAACACTCTATATTTACTCCTTGTATACTTTTAAAACCATATGGGCTGCTATCATCGCCACGCCAGTCAAATTCTCTTATATGTTCTTCAATTATATCAACAATAATATTGCCAGTTACAACAATCTTAGTGGGGTCAATTCCTTCTTGAACTAATTGAACTTTATAATCATCTTGATAAACATAAAGCACATCACTTACATTGTCAATAAGTACACGATTTCTTTCCTCAATCATATCCCAATTATAAGCGCGCATCCCTGCTTCGCAATGGATTATTGGAATATTTAATCTAAGTGGAACTATACATCCAATTACAGCATTTGTATCACCTATAAACATACAAGCATCTGGATTTAATTTAATAAGTACAGGCTCTAGTTGACTTATTAATTTTGAGTGTTGTTGACATGGAGATACGCCACCAGTACTTAATACAATGTCTGGCTTTCTTATATTCAATTCTTTAAAGAATGAGTCAGATAAATTACTATCATAATGTTGACCAGTATGAATAAGAGTTAAGTCTATTTTTGGATTATTGTCCAGCAATTCTATTAACTTAGAACATCTTATGATGTCTGGCCTTGTTCCAATTATGAAAGTTAATTTGTACTTCATATATTCTTTTCTATATCCTCAAACTTTTTAAGTTCCTGTATCATTTCTTTAAACGGCTTTTGATTAGTAAAATCATTAAGTTTCTTAACGGTCCTCAATCTTCTATCACACTCTATTTTTGTTTTAGTAGGAGTTAAGTCTATATCAAGATTATACACTTCTGCAATTTGCTGTATCATATCATGCTTGGATATATCATTAGAAAATATATGAAACGTACCTTTCTCATAATGGTCCGTACAAATTATATCAGAAATTACATAAGCTAGTTCAAGTGTAGTTACTCCATTCCACCAATGATTCGTATATCCATTACAAGACTTTCCATCCTGATTTTTAATCCAACTCAAAAAATGTCTAGAACGACCCTCAGTTTCTGGACCAATAATACTAGTACGCAATACCATACAATTATCTGGCTCACCTAGGCTCTTTGATTTGCCATATAAATCTTCAGAACTATGCGATGCCCTCTCGTCATATCTACCAATATAGCCATCATAAACACAATCCGTTGTTATATGGAGTACATTAGGTTTGTGTGGCATTAGTTCTGCCCACTTTGCAAGCTGATGGGGGAAAAGAGCATTAACATAAATAGGAATACTTAGGTCACTACAATTATCGAAATATGGTTTTGTGGCTCCCATACAATTAATTATCCACTTAGTATCAAAACCAAGTAATTCAGTAAGTTTGCTACCCATATTATTTAGGCTTCTAGGGTAAAGTTGTAGGGCTTCGCGGCCAAATCCATTAACGTTGAGGTCCATTTGGCGCGAAAGTATTTTTTGAACCATACTACCAAGCATGCCGCTGTTCCCTAATAGTACAACTTTCTCACTCATCTATTAGCAACTTTCCATATAGTATCAAGCTCTTCTTTAGTTACTTCTTTTCTAATATCATCATTCTTAACTTCATTAAATGTGAGTGTTGAAAAAACAAGTATCCTTGTGTCTTCTTGAAGAGTCATTGTTCCATTATACCAACCTGGCGGCACATAAAAAAGTTGTGGCTTGGCGGCAGATATTGTGGCAGAAAATATTTCATCGCCATCCATTTTCTTAGCACAAACTTTGGAGGTACCTTTAATTACATGGATATAGGTGGCAGCTTTAGAATGCCCGTGCCACCCTCGAACTGTTCCTGGTTGCCAATTTCTTACAACATAAGAGCGTTTTATTTTACTCATATCCAAATGGTCAAAGACACAATAAACACTTCCTCTATCATCTAAGTGTAATGGTATATCATTAACTCGCGGTTTAGTCCAATCAATCTCTTTAACTATTAATACCATATTTCGCCCCTATAAATTTAGCATTATTATAGTCTGAACTCCAAACATCTGCTATTCTACCTTCTCTAACTATATCTGCCATTTCTTCAATACCCATCTTAAATGGAATAATAGGTTGAAATCCAACATCCAATGCTTTAGAATTATCTACCCTATAATTTCTTAAATCTTCAAATTTAGCATCAGTAGTTATAAGATTTACTCTAGGATTAATTTTCCATATTTCTTTAGCCAAATCTATTATTTTCATATTGTATGCAGATAAAATATAAACACCAGACTCTACATCTTCCAATGCCGCCTCTACTAATGCCCACCCCACATCTTTAACATGAATAAGTGGCCGCCATTGTTCGCCACCAAACACAGTAATATCTTGGCCCTCACATACTTTAAAGGTTAATATATTTGCTACTAGGTCGGAACGTATTCTTGCATGCTCAGAACTAATACCAAACACTGTTCCAAGGCGGAAAATTATATAATCAGTTAGATTTTCCTGAATAAATTTCTCGGCATTCAGTTTTGATTTGTTTTACTTTTTTCATCTAGAAGCTCATTGTTGGCGCCATATACAGAACACGTAGAAATAAATATAAGTTTAATACTATGTGTTTGACAATAATCAGCAAGCCATATTGTGGCACACTCATTTACTTTAATAGTTCTTTCTGGGTCTATTTGACAAACAGTGTCTCCTACTAAAGCTGCCGCGTGAATGATTATATCTGGTTTAAATTTATTTAAAATACTTTCAAATTCCCACTCATCTGTTATATCTAGTTTATAAAAAAACAGTCGCTCGTCACCAAGTCCACGTAAATAGGAACCGCCATAAATTAAATTATCAACAGCTGCAACATCACAGTCACGAGCCAATAATTCTTGAACTACAAAGTCTGAAATATATCCCACCGCGCCGGTTACCATTATTTTTTTTATCATTCCGACGATACTCCTATTAATTTAAACAGACTACCTCTATTCTAATAATAGGTCGAAACTATATATGGTCAAGGGGTGAATATTATTTTTCTAAAATAACCCACACAAAATAATACTGCTAATATTTGTAATAGGGTGATTAATATATATTTTGGATAGACTATATTAAATTCTTTATCTTGAACTTCAACAAGTTGCAAAAGATTTTTAGACTCAAGATGATTAATAATTTCATTTGCCGTAGTATATTCTGTCCAACCTGGTACAACATCAAAATAATTAACTCTACCTTGTATAAAATGAAGCTGTACCTTTTTACCTTTACCAATGACTAAGTGTGCTCTAATTGGAGTCGACCTCCTATCAAAACCAACACCCTTAACTATTCCAACCATTTTGTGTTCATCTATATAAATACCGCCACCGCTACTTCCAAAATATGTATCTAAGCTTGCTCTTTTAAGTGGATAATAATGGTCTGTAGATTTGTATCCATATGCAATATGAGGAATTCTTCCTTTAGAACATCCTATAGTAAATAATTCTTCACCCACCTTTACATAATCTTTAATGAGTTTTACTTTAGACTTTATATTTTCTGGAACTTCCAATATAGCAAAATCATTTTTAGCTTTTTTAGCACCCCAACTATATACAATGCGAGCACTATGTATAGTAGCTATAGCTCCTAAGTCATCATAAAAAATAACTTTAAGATTTCTTTCTTTTTTATCTATCGTTCCATCTCTATTAATATCTACAACATGTCCTGCTGTAATAATATATCCTGTATTTAATAAAACACCTGTACCTGTACCTCTGGCGTTATCAACTAAGCACGTTGCCATTATCGGGTCAAATTTATCATCATTAATAAAGGGGGACTTTTGTTTTGGAATGAGTAAAAGTAACAAATAAACTAATAGAGTAGTTATTAGTCCAATAAATATACCAATTAATACGCTTTTAAACCAATTTGGTACGAAGCGGAATCTTGTATATCTCATTTTTACTCACATCTAGCAGCGGTTCTCTAAACCATTCTTGCCTAGATGGATTTACAATAAGAGTTCTTTCATCAATAAGTCTATCTAATGCCCAACCATTTTGGCCATGCTTTTTATAAGTTAGATACTTATCAATAATTCTATCATCTGAAGAAAATCCATGATGAAGAACTTGTATTGTAGATATAGATTCTTTTTTTAATGTATATGGAACAAGTCTTTGATGCAGTCCTGGTTTATTTAATATTTTAAGTGTTCCATTATTTTTCCAAAGACGACAAAATATTCCATCATTATAAGAGCTATCTATTCTATAAAAAGACGGAGTTCTCCATAGATTTACCTCATGAAAAGAATAGGAATCAAACTCTTGTGTTTTGCAAAGTTGCCTGATTCCACCTTCCTCACCCCTCTTTTCAATAACTTCATCGGCATCCATCCAAAAAATCCAATCAGGATTCCTTGTTAGGGCAAGTTCAAGCAATTGCTGCCTGTGTTCTGCTTCCTTACCCCACTCATTAGTTTCACCTTCAATAATAAGATTGGTATATTCTTGCGCTACTTTTACACTATCGTCTGTACTAGCATCATCATATATAACAATCTCATCACAGTAACGAGAAAGAGATTCTAAACATCGTTTAAGATTCTTTTTCTCTACTTCATTATATACACTTAGAAAACCTATTAGCTTCATTTTAGCCCTTCAAATATCTTACATACTATCTTAGAATAATTTTTATATGATAGTTTTTCAACAATTCTTCGAGCAGCTTCTCTTTTTTCTTTCAGTTTAAAAAGTACTCCACTTAAATCCTTAGTATTACCTAGTTTATATAAATAATCAATAGGAATTTCTTGATTAACCCAGCCAACCTCAGGAGCAATTATTTGTTTTCCAAGAGCAGCAGCCTCTATGATACTCATTGGTCCACCTTCCCATTTAGATGGAATAAGAACATAATCTGATATATTATAAAGACTTAGGTAACCTCCAGGCCACTCAAGAGAATTATCAGAATAACTCAATACCTCGGTTTTTTTATTAAGGTTATCTACTACAGGTTGCCAATCATTTCCAGCAAAAATCCATTTAAAATAGCTAGCTACATTAGTATTGGCCAACTCCATCATTAAATTAAAGCCCTTGCCCTCATATTTTCCACGTTGAAAAATACCAATAGTAGGCTTACTATAATCAAATCCTTCAGGAATTTCGCCAGGCATCTGATTTAACATTTTTGGCTTATAAATAGAATATCTTCGGTCATCATAAAACATATCAAATGACCTTGCACTCATATGCATTATAGCGTCTAGTGTAAACCATAAATCTGGAACATGCTTCATATCATTTTCATGGACATGAGTAAATAATCCCACATCTTTGCCGCCCATTGGGCCTCGATAACAATTCTGCACATCAATATAGAAATTATTTATATTTGCCCTAGGAGCATAAGATAGTTCCATTTCAACACTATTAGGCGCATTCTGAACTATTCGCTCTGCAATTTTCTGTAGTATCCAGCCACTTTTGACTGTAACAACATTAATTCTCAATAGCTTATCACTCCTTTAAATCTACATGTTTACTAGGAGCGTTATTACTAGTTAATAAATCGTCAGAGACCTGCAAAAATTCTCCCTGATGCCAACCAGGTGCGTGCCTCCAATTATATTCGCGTTTTTTCTGGGGCATCTCAGAGCCTAGGAACAAATCCCTCGCCAGAGTCTTACAATCGTCAGCCGCCTGCTTTTCTTCAACCTTTTTATTTCCAGTGATTTGACCACCATGAATACGAAATGCTGCTAGACTATTTTTAATTAATCCAAATTCAGTATGTTGGGCAGCCCGAACGGTCCAGTCAAAATCTTCGCAGATTCTATTCCAATATGGGCCAGTCTTTCTCCATAAGTTTTTGGTATACATAAAAGACATTCCGACATCATAGCCAGCACATAAGTCTTTGCCACTCTGTGGTTTATCATGCTTAACCTCGTTTATAACTTGGCCACCTTCATTGATATAGCAAAAGTCAGAATAAATAAGCTCAACTGCTGCACCTTGAACCTCGACTGCTTTAAATGCCTTGACAAATGATTCTACAAAATATGGAAAATAAACATTATCTGCACTACACCATGTCAGATATTTACCTTTCGACAGTGCATGACCCAAATTAAGTGCACTTCCCGTTCCTCCATTTTTCTTTTTGTAATATCTAAGATTTCGGAAAAAACTAAATAAATCTATAGTCTTATCAATATCATCCCCACCACCATCATTAATTACAATAATCTCAATGTTTTGGAATTTTTGTGTAATTAAAGAATTTAATACACCCTGAAGAAACTTTCCATCAAGCACAGGAACTGTAATCGAAACTAGTGGCAACTTTGTATCTAGCTTAATTTCTTTCATCACACCTCAATTACATTATAAAATGGAGCCATACGCTGAGTTCCCCAATGAGGCTCCATCCATACAACAATATTAGGAAGCTTATCTTTACTGTAAACTTTATCTTCTTTCCAATTTTTTGGTGTTTCCGCATTCTGAGCTAAGTGAGCAATCATATAGTGTTCACTTATAAGCTTTCTTTGAGGATGGTTCACCATTACTGCAGGATGTGGTCCATTGTAATTTAAAATCTCATTAAGGTCTTCCGTGTAATTAACAAACTCATCTAGCTTAAGCATAAACTCATTAGCAGCATTGCCGCCCCTGCCCTCATATTTTGCAAGTTCTTTATTATAAAACTCAGCCTTCATTTTTTGGAACTTTTCACCTTTTGCGTGTCCATAGTGGAAGATATACAAGCCTGGTATTGTGTATCTCCCTGGCTGATATTCTGGTGTGAAATATGTACATTTCCCTTGGGCGTTCGTTGCCACTGGATGTGTATGATATCTGAGTCCTGCTTGATATCGAATGATTCTCTGGTGTTGTATGCCCCACTGTGGATGTGGTGCTCTAAGGTGGAAGAAATCTCTGTAGAAGTGGAGGAACGTCGGAATAATTTCAACAGCCTTTGGATGCTTTTCAATAGCTTTTCTAACACGATTAATCTCTCCTTCTAAATAAAATTCATCACAATCTACTATAAATAACCACTCATCTTCATTTGCATAATCTAAGAAAGTTTGTTTTTGTTCCTCTAAAGATTTAAAGTATCTGTCTGCTGTTATTAATTCTATCTTATTAGCTGGGTCTGGGAAGTTCCTAATAATCTCAAGAGTTTTGTCTGTAGAATGACCATTTGGTGTGCTAGCTGGTCTTCCTTCAACAGCTCCTTCTACGACCCGAATAATATCGAATTCGTCATAATTGTTCTTGAGATTGTATTCAACCCAACCTTCTTCATTATGCACAGCAAGACATTTAACAAGAACTATTTTCTGTTTGAAATTGACTTCTTCTAATATTCTATTAACTTGTCCTGATGAAAAGTCCATTAATTTTCCTTACTCTCCCAATATAAGTCGCCTTCAAATACCTCTATATTTAGGTTGCCAAATTTAACTAAATATTTGTGGTCATAAAACTTAGGATTATCATTTTTAAATCGCCCGCAAGTTTCAATATATTTAATTACAATACCAGTATCTGCGTGAGATAAATTAGATATTGGATTAGATTCTGAATAACTTAATTTTGGATGTTGAATTTGAACCTTCATTCCAGGTCCTAACCAAATAGGATTACTCATAATACTTGTTCAATCTTTTCTATCGATTTAGTCCAAGTAAATTTATCTACTGTTTTCTTCAATATCTCATCAGAAACAGTATAACTACTGCTTTGCTTCTGGTCATGAGCCGAACGCATAGCCTCAACAAGTTGGTCAACATCAAAAGTACACCAATTACCCTGACCATGGAACCACTTGCCATCTTGTGCACTTTCCATTCCAGTTGCTTCTAGTAGAAAAGCATTATCTTTATTAAGAAACTCCGTGTGGCCGGAATAATCCGTGGCAATAATACGAGCGCCGCACGCCATTAATTCTAGAATCTCTAGGTTCCAACCCTCCGCGCGCGATGGGAAACAACCTATGTCAACATGATTAAATAGCTGCTTGAGTTGGGCCTGGGTATTAACTCGCGGCAAAATCTTTATTTTCTCACCCATTGGGCTGCTAATATATTTGCGCTTCCATACCTCATTCTCATTATTTATGAACGGATTATCATTGAGCATCCACAATTCAACATCATCATCCTTCGTGAATGCCTTAGAGAATGCTTCACAAAGTTCATTGTGGCCTTTTCTGACTTCCCACTTTCCTGCATTTAAAAATACTGTAGTATTTTTGGTCCAATAGGGGCGAGTTTTCTTATCATTCTCATCATTGAAGAAAATTCTTGTATCAACACCAAGTGGAACAATATCAATTGGTACGCTTATTTTATTATCTTCACAAACTTTCTTAGCCCAATTTGAACATACAAACAATCTATCAACATTCATAAGTTGATGAAGTTCAACTTGGTTAAACGTATCTAGTTCAAAGATAGGCCAACCTACTCTTTGTCCTTTACCGACAAATTTATCTAGCTCGTGTTGGTGCCAGATTCTTATGCAATTGGCATCTTTATTATAAAGTTTTGCATTCTCGGTGGTTTTTTTAATAAGAGCGGCAAAATCATTATCGCCATCCCACTGTGGCTGACCAATTGGAAAATAAGATACAAAGTGGCCGCGTTCAAATAGTCCTTTTAAAACATTATAGCCCACAACCCCATAACCTAGATATGATATTGGGGCAATTAAATTAACAAACATTTGCTGCCTTCCATTTATTATAGTAACTCATTATTACGCCCTTCATTTCTTTACCAATCTTGTCATATGAGAAATCATTTACTCTTTCTCTAGCAGCTTCTTGCATACTCTTCCATTTCTCTTTATTATTTTTCCATATTTCATATGCTTCTCTCATAGAAGCTTTTAAATGATTAACATGAGGCTCTGCCCAGTTATCTTTACCAGTATACATAAACGTATGAGGATGTGGCATTTCAACAACAGGAGACATATGATAATCAACAAGCCAGCCGCAATCTTTATTTATAAATTCTGTCGGACCTCCCCAATTAGTTGCTATAGCTGGTAGTCCAAATCCAAGTGCATCAAAATGAGGAATACCCCAGCCTTCACCACGAGATGGTAGAGCGTAACAGTCTGCTGTTTTATATAATTTTTCAATATCATCATCCGATAAAACATCATGAATTAGAATAATAGGTGGATATTCTGGAATTCTTAAAATTCCTTTCATTGCATTTATTAAATGTTGAATCTTATTCTTATCATCGTTAGTATCCGAAGAACCAACATAAATTTTTAATATAAGCGCAACATTATCTTCTTTATTAAATTCACTAAGATAAGCCTTAAGTAATGGGTCTATACCTTTCTTCTTTGAATATTGACATATTGCCAAAAATTTAAAGCCATCCTCAAGTCCTGGAACAAAATAAGGAGAAATCTTTTTCTTATACTTCTTAGCGTCAAAAGTATGGGGAATTTTGTGCATTGGTACAACCACACCTGACCTTCTAGAAGCACGTATATTCTCTTCACATGGAACGAGCACCAAATCCATTTGATTAATTTTATTAACCCATTCAGTAGGAACCTTATCTGTTTCCCATGCAAAATAAAGAACGTTGAAAACACCATCCTTCCTTTGAGTTTCGTTACCAGTTGTGTGCTGAAGTACTATATCTATATTATCTGTATTACGATTATTTAATTCTTTTAATCTTGGAGAAAGATTGTGTTGAGCACCATCATAATTAAGTGTTCGAGTTACAATGTTCATACCAATTAAATCAAGGGCTTTAATATAGTTTCTGGCACTATTAGCGTAACCACTGAAATCTTTCAAAGGAGCAATATATAATAATTTAGGATTGTCTTGGAACATCTTTAAAAATAACTCCTATATTAATGCCTGTAATTATTTGACGAGAAACATTATACTTATTAGCTATTTGTCTATGTGAAAATTTATTAGACTTTAATGTCTCAATTATTTCAACAACATCTTTAGTGCTAAGCTTCCCTTTTCTATAAAAAGGATTTTTATTACCAGAAACATTAGCATGATTTTTAGACATTTTTTCTTTAGTCTCTTTAGAGTGGTTCTTTCCATAGAAATGATTTTTCTCACCTTTTGTTGCTTCAGATATATTCTCTTTATGAGATTGAGAAAGAGGTATGTCTTTGTGGGCCATAGATATTTTATTGCGCGCTTCAATAGAGTGTGTCTTTCCATACATTCCATTGTCAGAACCTAAAAGCCTTGGGCCAACTTTTGGGTCTTCTACTATGTTAAATCCATGTGGCAAAAAAGAATCATACTTTTTAATATATTGACCTTCAATTTCTCTAAGTTGAAAAAGTGTTATATTATTATCAAAAATCTTTATAATATCAAATTCAAACATATCCTTAGAATATTTATTCCATGCTCTTTGTAAATATTTATTAAAATGGCAATCTTTTCTAAGCTGACGTTTATGTTCAGTTATTCTAGATTTAACTTTTAAACTACTGCCTATATAATACTTATCATTTCCTTTACAATGGATAAAGTATATTCCTGGATTATTACTTAACTTCATAATACCGTTCCAGGTATAGCATTAGAATATGAGCTAACAACTTCTTCAATCTCTAGTGAAAGATTGCGAAGCTTGAGTGAATTTTTCCACCTTATTTCTTCAAAAATATTATGACCCTTAATCTCATTCCTAAAGAATTGTTCAACAGAATTTCTATCTTCATTCTTTTGTAGAGAATTCATCCAATCATTAAATCCCTTTTCGTCAGCCACTCTTCCTAAAATGTTTGTGTAACACCAGTGAATAAAATCTTGATTTGAATAATTTGCAGGAGGACGTTGTTCTGTTAAATACTTAAACTTTGGCTGTCTATCCCAACTTGTATCTCTGTCCTTAAGTTTCATTGTATCAAATAATTTCTCAATTTTTCTAACAGACAAATCCCAATTATGCATCTTTACTGCACATTTTCTAGCTTCTTTAGCTAGTCTCTTTCTCTTCTTAGAATCTAAACAAAGCATTTCAAGCTTTTTCTCAAAATCTGTATTATCTGGTAAAGAACGAATTGCCATAGTTTCACACTCAGTATAGAAACGACCAATTTTAATTGGTAAACCTCCGCCATTTTGAACATGGTCTTCCATGGCTGAATAATTCTGATATAAGCCCGGAACACCACAAGCCTTAGCTTCCATAATGGGAAGACCCCATCCTTCACAGATAGCAGGCTGAACATAGATATCCATTAAATTGTAAATCTCAGCTAGCTGTTCTCGACTAACTCCACTGTGAGTATTTGGCATATGTGTCTGCTTCTCACCACAAATTCTGCATACTCCAAAACCTTTCTGGTCACATGGAATAAACCACGAATGAAATACTGCTTTACATGCCTCACACTTATACGTAAATATTACGTGACGTGTTAAGCCATGTCTCTCTAGAAGCTCTGGTATATTCCAGCCATTATCTGGCCAACTAGTATGGCAAAGAAGGGCGCTATGATAAATTCTTATTACTTTACCATCTTCTTTATTTTTCTTAGTCATCCTATATTTCTTACGAAGACTAGCATAAATTTCAAAAAGTTCTGGAAAAAGTTTTCTCTTTTGGTTTCTCATTACAGTTCCAATAATAAGAAGGGATGGTTTTATTTGATATTTATCTCTAATGGTTTGTTTATCCAAAGGTTTAAACTTATCAAGACAAACACCAGGGCTAGGAACGCTATTTACTTTTAATCCAGCATCATTTAGAACACGCTTACCATATCTACTATATGTAAGTAAATGGTCTGCTTTGTCAAATAACCCACTAAGCCAATCTTTTCTTTGTGGGGCAGAATCGACCGTGGGCATCAAAACTAGTTTATAGTTATCTCTAAATTTACAAGCTTGAAGGTGTAATGTCATCCATGGGTCAGTACAAGAAAATATCACATCAGGCTGAAAATCTGCAACAACAGCATCTATTTTATATTGACCAAATGCATTAGCTTGATTCGACTCATACATCTTTTTTTCTTGTTCTGTTTTTGGAAGAACTCCATAAAATTTCCAAGGAAGTTTCTGAGCTTGTGGCATATTTTCAGAACCATATGAACCCATTTCAGCTAATATATATTTTCCTGTAGCGTGAAGTCCTTGCAAGATTTCCCTATTATAGATAGCAAACCCCGTTGAAAGCCAGCTGCTCTCCCCACAAAATAAAATTCTGCGTTTTACCATTTATCTCCTTTGTGGACTAGACATCTGTATCCCCATGCCTACCTGCGGGCCACAGTCTTCAGTTGAAAACTCGTAGAATTAGGCTAAGCTCTTAAAAGGGAACATCGTCGTTAGTGCTAGAAGTTCCTGCAGTTACAGGCTCACCTTGTTCCTGACCACCTTCGGCGCTTTCGCTTCTTGGACGGTCAACTTGAATACTATTACAGTAAATCTTCAACTTACTACGCTTCTGTCCATCCTTCTCCCACTCATCAGTTTCTAGTTGACCAGCAATAAGAACAGGAGTTCCCTTCTTAACATTGTCACTGGCATACTCTGCCCTCTGGCCCCAAACCTCGCAATCAACAAATGTGGCTTTATCACCATATGTTCCATCACGTCTCTTGATGCGCCTATTAGATACTAGACGAAAAGTAGCTAATTTACTATCCTTACCAATAACCTTAAACTCAGCATCCTTGGTGGCACGACCAAGTAAACGAACTTCATTCACATAAAACATAACATTCTCCTTAATAGTTTCAAAACAAACGAGGCCAGATTGCCTCAAATAACATTATAGGTTGAATTTTAAAAACGACAAGAGTGAATTACAAATGTTCAATTTTTCTAACAAGAAAACTATCTTTTGATTTTTTGCCTGTCAGCAATACCGGTTTTCCCTCCTCAATAATCCATGAATAATGCTTATAGACGGATGAGAAAACTACGGCATCAATTAGATAGGTATCATCAGAGACGGTCAGGAAACACATTTCATTATGATTCTTATCTTTAATTTTCTTTATCTTATCAATAACAACCCCAAGGCATCCTTGAACGCCATCTCTCAGTTTATTTAATTGGCGGCATTTAATATTGACCCACGGATTATTAGACAATTCTACTAGGCTTCCACTTAGCGGAATGCCTAAGTAGAACTTCTCATACCCAATAGAAGTGCGTTTAGTATTTCCATGCAATTCCTTCTTACAATCTACTATTAAATCCTTGACTTTTTGCTTTCTAGCAGCGCCGCGCGGAACTTTAGAGTCTTTTAACAATTTAAATGCTTCAAATAAACCATCTTTAACAAACTCTTTAAATACAACATCACGTTCTCTATCTGTTAATCCACATAGTATTTTATATTTAACAATCAACTGAAGTCTATCTTCACCAAAGTAATCTAAAGCCCCTGATTTAATTAATGCCTCCATTACATTACGCTTAACCTTACTACCTTTAGTAAAACTTTTCTTAAATATATCATTGGTAGAATTAATTTTGGCTATTTTTTTAATTGCAGCTATAGAGCTTTTACCTACACCTTTAATGTGTCCTAAACCAAATGCTATATTATTATCATCCTGAATATCAAAGTTTGGATTACAAAGCTTTAGGCAAGGTGGATTAATTTTAATATCAAATAGTTTGGCCTCGTGCACCAAAGCTTGCACTTCGTCCAATGCATCTTGTTTATCTTCAGAGTGAGTTAACATAGCCTTAAAGTATTGAAGCGGAAAGTGACGCTTAGCATATGCAGTTTGATATCCAATCATAGCATAACTTACACCATGCGACTTATTGAAGCCATAAGAACTAAACTTGTTAATCCAACCAAATATAGTTTCAGAAAGTTCTTTACTATGTCCTTGTTTTATAGCACCCTTAATAAACTTTTCTTTAACTTCCTCCATAAGCTTTTCTATTTTTTTACCAACAGCCTTCCTAGTTTTATCGGCTTCCTGTAGGGTAAATCCAGCAAAATCTGTACAAATTCTCATAATTTGTTCTTGATAAACTGGAACACTATATGTGGGACTAAATATTGGCTCTAAAACCGGATGAGCATACTCTGGCTCTACTATTTTGTCCTTTACTTTTATATATGTTGTAGTGATTGACCACATTTTTCCAGGCTTTTCTGGGTCTTCACGATACTCAGCCTCAAGACAACCAGGGCGAATAAGACTTACAAGGTCACTCAACTCTTCAATATTTCTAGGTTTAATCTCCTTAGAAAACCTCTTCCCAAGATTTCCTTCTAGCTGGAAGATACCTCGTGTGTAGCCCGAACATATTAAATCCCACGTGGCCTCGCAGTCTAATGGGACTTTGTCAAAGTCAAGCTTGTCGAATTCACAACCGCACTTAAACTTCATCATTTATCTTCTTTCCAGCAATCAAAACAGCGAGCCTCATACATACTGGTGCCACCAATGAAAACCTGTTCCTTCGCACTAACTTTTCTAAAAGTTCTTGTTGCTGCAGCAATAGATTTACATTTTACACAAACAGCAGTTAAATGTATTATTTTATCTGCCTTACAAAGCAGTTGTGGCATTGGTCCAAATGGTTGACCAAATGAATCTTGTGATAATCCAGCACATATAACTTCATATCCACACTTCAATAGATTGTCTACTTCATAAGGTAAATAGTTATCAAAAAATTGTGCTTCATCAAAACAAACCACGTCGTGAGCGTCAACATATGTGTTCAAGGCATCTGTAGAATTTTTAATTGAATGGGCAGGATAATCGCGGCCACAATGAGTAATAATCTTGTTACCACACCGTGTATCTTTTTGAGGTTTAAAAACAATAACCGAATTCCCAGCAATTATATGTGAATTAATTATCGATATCAGTCTAGATGATTTGCCAGACATCATACTTCCAACAATAACAGTGAGCATTATTTATCCTTATCCAATTCGCGCTTCATAGTCTCATAATCAGTCTTCTGGCGAGCCTTATCTTCATAAGGTTTAGCTATATCGTGACCATAAGTTTTCTTAAACCAATCTCCGGCAAAAGTTTTAAAACCTTTTACAGCTCCAGGAGCCCTCATAATTCTCTTAAATAAACCAAGACAAATATTCTTATGCCCTGGATGATTAATTGTTTCTTTTGGGTCAAAGCTAATAGGCAAAGGAATGTCTATTATATCTTTACATAATTCACATTTATACAAAAAATTAGGCATCAATACTCCACTTTTCTAGCCACACCTTTTCACTGTCTATAACATGAATTTTTACTAAAGCTAGAGTAAATCTTTTACCATCGCCGCCATTTTTAATTGTTATTTTTTTTGTATTAGCAACATCAAATAAGAATGATTTAAGAGTGTCTGGTTCAAAAACATAAACATCATATCCGCTAGAAGTAGGACACATATATACAATACGGTCTGCTTTAGTTTTAGATATTCCAGTCAGTCCTTTATTGTTTGCAATTTCAAAACACATATTTCCAGTTCGTTTACTCATCTTGTCAAATTTAACTTCAATATCAACTGGTGTCTCTAAGTCTACAGGATAATACCTAATATCACCACACTTCTGCTCACGCTTACCTTCCAACTCATGAGCAACAAATCCACGGTCAATAAGATGATTAAGAAGTGCATCAACCGCTACTTGACTTTCTGCTAGGTCTCTAAGAAAATTTCCCATTATCTATTATCTCCAGACCCATAAAGAATGTTACGTTTAATACGACCACGAATTTTTGCTACATTAGCATTGATAACATCATCCAATGTAAAACCCAATTCATCTGTAATAGATGTCAGATACCACAGTATATCACCAAGTTCTTTTTTTAGACCGTCAGAGTCAATAGTCTTTACATCTGCTCCAACCCTGATATGCTTTTTTAATTTATCGCAAACTTCACCAGTCTCACCAGCTAATCCAAGGCAAAGTATAGGTAATACCATTTGTTTATCAACTGCCATCTTACAACGAGTTGTTCTTGTGAACTCCATATATTCTTGTGGAGTCATCATTTGGTCCCTGTTGAACCAAAACCACCTTCTCCACGTTCCGTTTCACTCAAAGAATCAGTCAAAACAAAATTCGCTTGTGGCGCTCGCTTTAATACAAATTGTGCAACTCGCTCATTAGGAAGTACAACAAAAGGTTTTGTACTTTGATTATGCAATAAAACCATACATGGTCCACGATATCCAGAATCAATCGTACCTGGAGCATTTGCTACAACAAGTCCTTTTTTACTTAAACCACTTCTAGAACGAACTTGCATTTCCCATCCTTCTGGGACCTCTATTCTAAATCCTAATGAAATCATGACTGTTTGTCCTGGCTGAATACAATAATCCTTATCGTGTGTATTTGGATTTGGAATCACACGAACATCTGCTCCAGCATCACCAGGATTTTTGTACTCAGGCAATTGTCCTCCATCTAATAGAACTTTTACTTGCGGTCTACTCATTTATTTCTCCTTATATGTATTACCTAAAGCAATATTTGTAATAACTGTTCTAGAAACTCCAAATTTATTACCTATTTCTTTATGAGTAATTTTTTGTATTAATAGTTCTCGAATTTCTAATACCTGACTTTTATTTAATACATGGCGGGCATTTCTAATTTTATTTTTTGTATTATCATTGTGTGATTTACCATAAAATGCATTTAGTTTACCAATTCTTTTCTTTGCATTTTCTGACATAATTTTTCTAAGGTCATCATTCATATTTTCTTTTCTAGTTGTAGACATTCTTACTATAGAATCTTTAGAATGTTTCTTCCCATACATTCCATTATTTTTACCACTACTTAATATTTTAAGCCTCTCTTTAGTTTCTTTAGAATGTTTTCTACCTCTCATTGGAGCTTTAGTATCTTTTGCTATATTAAAACCATTTGGAATTAATGTATTTAAACTATCTATATACCATTGCTCTCTTTCCAGTATTTTATCTATATATTCTACTTCTTCAATAGCAGTAAATTGAAAACTATCCTCTCCATATTTGTTATAAGCTCGTTGTAAATATATATTAAAATGAGTTTTGCCTCTTAACAAGCTTTTATGAATAGCTAATCTATGATATACAGTTTCACTACTTCCTATATAAAGTTTATCATTACCCTTACAGTAAATTCCATAAATACATGGTCTATCATTTTTGTATGGCATTATTGATTTCGTTTTCTATATCACTTAGTACATCCATCGTTTTTAAACCTAACGCATCTATTTTTAAAAATCCTAACCCCTCTAATGTTTCACCATCAAACTCAGTTACAAACTTTTTATCATTAGTCATCCATCTTAACGGAACGCTTCCTGTATCAAAGGGTTCGTCTGATATAATAATTCCAGCAGCATGAGTTCCACGACTCTTAGGACATCCCTCAAGCATCTTAGCAATTCTAAATAGCTTCTGATTTTTCTCTTGATACTCTTGGAGCTTCTCACTTTTCTCCAAACTCTTCTCAATAGTTGTATTTGGTTTTTTGTCTACAAATCTCGTCATAACATTAGCATCTTCAAATGCCATACCAAATTTACCCAATACTTTAGCCGTATCTTTAAGAGCTGCCTTTGCCTTCATGGAATTAAAGGTAACCATCTGAGCGACACGGTCCTCACCAAACCTTTCGGAAATGTATTTAATTATTTTTGGCCGTCCGGTCTTACTAAAATCGGAATCAATATCAGCTAAAGAACCTTTACGCCCAGCGTTATAGAATCGTTCCCAAATTAATCCATATTTAAGTGGGTCAATCTTTGTTATTCCTAAACAAAATGAGACCATTGAACCCGCCGCACTTCCACGACCTGGACCAACACGAATCTTTTTCTCTATAGCAGCATTAATAATATCCCACACGATTAAGAAATAATCTGAAAGTTTTGCATCTTTAATATCTCTAAACTCTTTATCTAATCTATCTCTATGCTCTGAAGGCATATCCATATATTTGTAATCATAAACTTTTTCATAGCCTTGCTCAACAAGCTGTACAAGGTAACTGAATTGAGGAGTCTCGCCTTTTATTACAATTGCAGTCTCAGGAATGAACTTATATTCTGGAAGATGTAGTCCAGTCTTAATATCATATTCTTTTATTCTATCTGCAATCTTTGCACTTTCTTCAACTTCACTCTGTCTAATAACATTTTTGCGCTCTTCACCAAATTCAGTATGAAGAGGTTCATTCAAAATATGATGACCATCCTTTAGCCAAAATTCCTTGGTGCTATAATACATTCTACACTCATCCATATTATGAGAGTGTTTGTGTGAATTATTCCCACAAACAGTATCTTCACATCTTCCACGCACAGTTTTAATATCAGCCTCAGATGGCATATCCAGAGTTTGTCTTGTTCTCATTCCCCAAATGGCCTCATGAGATTCCGCATCCTTAGCATCAATATAATGAGCGTCCTGTGTTGCAACCAAAGGTATATTAAACTTCTCACTTAACCTTCTAATTACTCTATTAATATGTAGTTGCACATCTAGACCGCCATCCTGAATTTCTAAATAATAGCGGTCACCAAAGATTTTTTGAAACTTTAATAAATGTTCAACAGCTACATCATAGTCCTCGGCAATTATTGCCTGTTTTATTTGATTTTTCATGCATCCAGAAAGACATATTAATCCGTTGCTAAATTCCTTAAGGTCACTATATCCAATAATTGGCATATAGTAGAACTGCTTATTGCTTCTAGTGACAAGTTTCTTTAAATTAGTCCATCCTTCAAAATCCTGGGCCATTAAAACAATGTGGCCGCGTTTGCGCTGCTTTTTTCGTATTTCTTTCTTTTTTTCTTTGTCCATATCCTCTGGAGGTTTTACAGCATCTGGCACAAAATAAAACTCACATGAGAGTATGGGCTTTATGCCTTGCTTCTTACATTCCGAATGGAAAGCTGGTAACCCTGCGATGGTCCCGTGGTCACTTAAACTTAAGCTAGAATGTGAGTATTCAGAAGCACGTTTAACTAATTGTGGTATTTTACTTATGGCATCCAATTCACTATAAGATGAGTGAACATGGAGATGTGCCATTGGTACCTTTTGATATTTTTTCATTTGTCTTCCTCGTGGATATATTCTCCACCCTTATGAATCTCATAATGAGATGCGCAAGCATAAGTCATTTCGTGGGTATTAAATGCTGTTACTTCACTAGGATTCTCTGGACTTATTGGACCCCAACATTTAGTGTCACTAGAAGCTTGAGAACAATTAATAACCGGCAAAATAAACTTGCCATTTATTGTGTGATTTTTTTGAATCTGACCACATCTATCATAACCCACACAGAAATTACATAGCCAGAATGAGCGAGAGGGACGGTATGGATTTTTATTAGCCTTAATATCTCTCCAATGAACTTGAACTGCCTTAAGAGTCTTCTCATCATCTTTCTCAGAAAAGACACAAGTAAGCATTTTCTTCTTACGAACATAATATAAACTCATCATATAAGTGCTATATTTGGGATATAATTTCTTAGCTACCATGGCATATATTCTCATTTGAGGGTCAGTTAAAGCAGCATTATAGCTAAGTGTACTATTGCCGCTCTTATAGTCTATAATCTCAAGGGTATCATCATCAATTTCTACAACAAGGTCAATAACTCCTCTTGCTTTAACTCCACCTTCAAGCTCCATAGTATACTTAACTTCTGTTCCTAAAATCTTCTCCTTGAAAATCTCAAACTCAGTGCTGTCAACTGTATCTTTGACTATTTTTAAATCATCTTCAAAATTTGGCCTTGGACAACCATCTACATTATCATATGGGATATTGGCAATTTCACACATACCATCTTTAGAAGCCCAGGGGCAACTGTCGCAACTCTTTTGAACAGGATGCGGCCAACCTTTTGGAGTTCCATTTCTGTGTTCTCCCTGTCTATCGTCTAGCTTCCACAACTCAGTCTTGGCATAAAAATCTTTTAAAACTTGTTCGTAATCTTCGTTTCTTTCTTCTTCTTTAATTTCATTTTTTAATTCAGAATCACGCTCACAACGTATATAGTTTACATAAAATTCTAATGCCTCGTGCGCAGCGGTTCCCTTAATTCCGTAGATATTACTCTCTCGTGATTCTGGCAGACGAAGATGATATTGCAAGAAATATTTAAACTCGCAATTTTTGGTCGTCTTTATTCTAGAAGGACTAAGTGCGCTTAGGTCCATTATTGACACTCACCTTTATGAAGTTTTCTATACTGAATCCATCCTTGGAAATTTCCACACCATATTGATTGTGTTTCAAATTTATTTGTAATGAAGTTATAATATTCAGCTTCTGCACTCGTAGCTCTAGCTACATGTTCAAAAGGACTCCAGTGGCCATGTCCACTACCTGTAAGCAATCTATTGTATAGAACAATGTCTTTATCTACAGAACGAACTCCATCATGAGTTAAGTATGACACACGAGCACATCTAGCTACTCCCATTTTTTTACG